TTATATTAATTCGATAGCTTTTCGAAGCTCTTCAATGTCTTTATGAGTATAAATTTTTTCAGTAGTTATGAAGCTATTATGACCAATTAATTTTTTTATAGAAGTTGAATTTGCTTCGGCATTATTCAACAAAGTAGCAAATGTATGTCTAGCATCATGTGGCTTATGAGACATTCCCAGTTGTTCCATTATAGGCAAGAATTTTTCTCTATAATAATTATCATATAGCATTTGCTCATCTTTAAAGTTAGTTACTAAATATTCATACCCTCTATTAGCTCTATTAGCCACCATATTAAAGATTTTAGGGTTAATAGGTATAATCCTGTCTTTACCTGCATCAGTCTTAATACCGCCTTTTATAGTTCTATTATCAAAATCTATATCAGAACTCTTTATTAACAGCAATTCACCGACTCTTAGACCTGTATAAATCATTATTAAAATTGTATCTACAAATGGAATTTCTTTTTCAACTTCAAACAATCTTTTTATTTCATCTGATGAGAAAGGCTTTCTAGAAGATCCTTCTGTATTTTTACCAATATCAACATAGTCAGAGTAATCTTTTGATACTATGTCATTTTCCATGGCATATTTGAAAAGTTGATTGTATAAACTTTTTATTTTTCTAAGAGTCCCATGTCCTTTATTACAGTTAGTTATTATATCTTGCATATGCATTGTTTTAATATCAACAAATTTCATAGAATGTAATCTTTCAGATAGTTTATAAGATGCATTATATCCATTAATAGCAGATCTACTTATACCTTCAAATTTATTTTCTTTCCATTTCTCAAATACTTCTGAGAAAGTAATTGTACTAACTTCAATTGAATAAGGATTCCTATTGAAATCTGCCAGGGCAGCAATAGCATCTTTGCTACTCTCATAGTATCCTATAGTCCTATATAATTGTTTTCCATTATCATCCCAACCAATTGTTTGTCGAGCAATAAAAGGCTTTCTCCTTTTTCCTTTAAGTTTATAAACACTTCCATATCCATTAGGGTTTCTCATTAGCATAATCAAATCCTTTCTTTATCTTACTATTATAATATTACATATATTTAATTAAGTAATTAAATTGAGTTAAAGTAATTATTTTAGACCATAACATTTAGTCTAAATACAACAAGTTTCATAAGGGATTTCCTTTTCTCTAAAATTATTTTTTATATTGTTATATTTAACTTCATCATGGATTATAGATAAGATTTTATATTCTAGAATTTCGTTAGTCACATTAAAGCAATCACACATATCATAAGGCGTAGATATGCAATTATATAATGCTTGTACAAAATCTTCGTCACTTATTAGAAAATTAGCAGCCCATGATTTTGCCCTGTTTTCCTTTTTGTTTTTTTGAAGTTTTTCAGAATAAGATTTAGACTTCTGAGGCAAATTTCCTAATGTAGTGAAATGATGCCCTAATTCTTCGCTTATTATAGATGCATATTTACACCTATAATTGATAATTGATTTATCTATTAATATAGTTGGAGGAATACCACGAATATTTATATAAATTCCTTTATTGTCATTATAACGTATTGTAGTTTCCTCAATATTTATATTTTCTTTTTCAATTATTTCAAAAATTTTGATTAATTTCCTCATAAGTCTTTCACCACCATTATCAGTATTTCTGATATTATTATAATATACAGAATGTATGTTCGTCAAATCGATATAAAATAATAAGGTGTTCGTTATGAACACCTTATTCCTATAATAAAATTTTATTAAGCAAAATTTAGTACAATATTTCGTAATTGTTCTTCATAAGAATACAAATCATTTAGTGTATCTATATAATATCTCTCTTGTCCTTTTTCATTGGTTGGTAAAACGATAGATTTTTTTGTACCTAGATATAATCTACATATCCATTTTCTTGTATTATTTTTATATAAGATACCAAAATAAGTTTCAGTATCTTTGTATGTAATGTCATTTGGGTCAATAGTTGTTCTTAAAATTGATTTAATTATTGCAAAGCTTTCAAATTCATCAGCAGTAGTAACAATTTTATTTGTATCTATTGCAATTTCTTCTTTAATATCATCGCTATCATTATTTAACTTAGAATCACCTTTAAGTGTTTCAGCAAATTTAGTACTCAAAGTTTCAGTTATCAATTGACCATAGGCTCTTTTAACAATAGGTAGAAACTTTTCTACTACAGTAGCAGTTTTTCTGCCTTCATATATATGGCTTAAAATGTAATTAGCAAAATCTTCTGATGGTGAAGTAAGTTGCTGTTTTAAGAAGTCCTTTATTAAATTAGAATATTTAAGTTCTTCAGCTGTGCTTAATATAGAATTGACGTCTAAAGAATCTCTTTCAAAATTTTTCAAATATGAAATTTGAGTATCATTAAGATTTAACAAATCAATTTCAAAGAAAGGTTTTTGATCCATTTTATTTGTCTCATCTAAATCAGTAAAAAAACGATATTTAACGCCATTAGTTAAAACTCCAAACTTAGCTTTTGATGAATTAAAATATCTAAATAATTGAGCTCCATGCTTGTCTAGATTATCATTACATGCTTTAGCTTCAACCAAGATTATAGGTTCATTATCTATTATAATAGCATAATCCACCTTTTCACCTTTTTTTATACCATAGTCTGCATCAAATTCAGGACAAAATTCTAAAGGATTAAAAACATCATACCCCAATATTTGAAAAAAAGGTAATATTAATGATTGTTTTGTTCCTTCTTCTGTTTTAATTTGATCTATTATTTTTTCTATTCTCTCTGACAATGTATAAAGTTTTTCTTTGATTTCCATTATAAATCCTCCTTAAGTCAAATTAATTATTTCATATTATGATAAATTATTACAGTATATATTTAAAAATATAGGTGTTCGTGAAGAACACCGTATTTAAAAATCTATTTTTTATATTTTTGTTTAATATATTCAACAAACCCATTAATCTCTTTTATAGCTTCTTCAGGAAGATCATCATAATCAGTATCGCTATGAAGTGCAATAGTGATATTAGGATCTTCTGTATAGTTTTTTATATCTGTTTTCCCTAATAAATAATCAGTTGAAACATTAAAGTATTCTGAAAGCTTAATTTTAATTTCATCACTGGGGGTTCTTTGATTTGATTCATATTGTGAAAGTGTGCTTCTTGCAATATTAAATTGTTTAGCAAGATCTGTTTGAGAAACTCCTTTTTCTAATCTTAATTTTTTTAATCTTTCACCTAAATTCACAGTTAAACCTCCATTTCACAAATAGTGAATATTACTAATTATATTTTATCATAAATAATTAATTTAGATTTCTTTTTCACAAAATGTGAAAAAAATATTGACATTCACATATTGTGACATTATAATAAAAGTATAAGTTCACAATGTGCAAACAAGGAGGATGATATATGAACAATTTGATAAAACAATACAGAGAAAAAGCCGGATTAACTCAACAAGAGATGGCAAAACAGCTTAAAATAGCTGTTAGTACATACAATATGATTGAGAATGGTAAAAGAGGAATTTCTCTCTATAATGCAAAAAGAATATCAGTGTTATTAAAGGTATCAATTGATGATCTTTTTTTTAAAAAGGTTGTTCACAAATAGCAAACTACATTTATATTTTAATACTAATAAGGAGGAAAATAAATGGTACAAGAATACAGAAATATTTACCAAATAGCGAGAGAGTCAACAGGTTTAACTCAAGAAAAATCATCAGAACTACTAGATATATCTGTTGATAGCTTAAGAGCCTACGAAGGAGATAGAAGAACTCCACCAGATCGTATTGTTATAAAGATGATTGAAATTTATGATACACAATATTTAGCATATCAACATTTAAAAACAAGTGCCGAAATTGGTCAAAAATATTTACCTAATATTGAAATAAAAGAACTTCCAATTGCCATATTAAAACTTCAAAAAGAAGTTACAGATTTTATTAAGTGTAAGGACTTGATGATTCAAATTACGTGCGATGGAATCATAGATGATTCCGAAAGACCTCAATGGAATCAGATAATGAAGGAATTGGATGATGTTGTTGAAGCTATTATGGCTTTAAAGTTTGCAAAATAGATTAAGGAGTGATTACAAAATGGTTGGGAATATAAAAGTAGAAAAAGCAGCTGTAATAATGGGTAAATCTCAACAGTTTGTAAGGATAGGATTACAACGAGGATTATTACCATTTGGAACAGCTATTAAAATGTCAAGTATGTGGACTTATCATATAAGCCCAAAACTATTTTATGACTATGTAGGGTTAGAGTTTAAAGAAATAGAAGGAGGAAATGAGAATGTGCAAAATTAAATGCCCACACTTTATCCACAATAGCCATAAATTACGTAGCAAAATTGTTGATAAACATTTTAGAAAAGAGCACTTAATTAAAGTTTGTTGTGGAGAGTATAAAAAATGTAATTTATGTAAGGGGGAGAAATAGTGCAAGAGTTTGAAGAGTTTTGTGGAGGGAAAGGTATTTCAAAAGATTATGATGCAATAAAAAAATTTAATGAAGACTATGGCTATGAATTTATATTAAGATTTGCAGATATCTATAATGATTCCATTAATGAAATTAAAACAATCAAAAAGGCAATTGATGGGCTAGAAAATTGGAAGAAGAAAAGCTGGTTCAAGCTTCATGAAACTCAATATGAAATAAATTTTTTTGGTTGTGATAGGGCTAGAGACGAAAATCCACTAATAAAGGTAACACTTCCAAAAGCAAAACAAATGTTAAAGGAATCATTAATAAGATATAAGGCACTAAATTCTATTTTCTTAAATATGAAAAGAGTATTTGGGAAAGATGATGATAAATATTTAGAGGAATATTTAAATGTTGAGGAATAAAAAAGAACCTTACATAAAGGTTCAAGTATGTTTGAGATACGGACTGCCATCCGTATCTCCATTATAAATTATTTGATTGGAGATGTAAAGATATGAAAGTTATAAGTTTTTTAAATATAAAAGGTGGAGTTGCAAAAACAACTTCATGTGTAAATGTTGCAGCAGAGTTAGGGAAACAAGGTCATAAAGTATTAATAATGGACTTAGATCCACAAAGTAATTCTACCAAGTACTTAAATATGTATAATCCTAGTACCAAAGGAACATATGAATTGCTTACAGGTGAAGATATCAAAATACAAGGGACAATATATGAAAATCTTTGGATTGTTCCAGCAAACATAAATCTTATTATGAGTGAAGCTGAAATACTTGCAGATACGAAGAAAGCTAGAGAAACAAGGCTTAAGAAATGGCTCAATAGTAAGAATGAAGATTCATTTGAGTATATCTTAATTGATTGTCCTCCTAGTTTAGGAATGTTGTCTATTAATGCATTGGCTGCTAGTGATTATGTTATTGTGCCTTTAAAGATAGATAAATTTGCACTTGATGGTTTTGAATATTTAATGAGTAGTATTCAAGGAGTGAAAGAAGAATTTAATGATAAATTAAAAATGTTAGGTATTTTGATAACAATGGATAGAGCTACAACAATTAACAGAGAAATCAAACAAGAACTTAGAGATGAATTAGGAGATATGGTATTTAAACAAAGCATAAGAGATAATGTGGCTGTAATTAAAAGTACCTTTAATACTACTCCAGTGATTTATTTTAATGCAAAGGCAAATGCATCTAAGGATTATAAAAGTTTTGTGGAGGAAATGAAGCAATGTCTTATATAAAGGGGATAGCTGATAGGATAAATGGAGTAGAAAAACAAGGATTTACACAGGAACTAGATATTAATCTTTTAGTTCCTTCACAAAATAATTTTTATGGAATTAGAGAAATAGAAGAGCTTGCAGAATCGATTAAAGAAAATGGATTAATGCATAATTTAGTAGTTAGAAAGCTATCAAATGGTACTTATGAGGTTATTTCAGGTGAAAGAAGACTTCATGCAACAAAGTTATTAGGATATAAAACATTACCATGTAAAGTTAAAGAAATTAATGATTTAGATGCAGAGATAATGCTTATACAGGCAAATGTTGCACAAAGAGAATTATTACCCACAGAAAAAATGGAAGGAATTAAACGTCTTAAGGCTGTATATGAGCAAAAGAAAGCTAATGGCGAAGAATTACCTAAGGGAAAACTTAGGGACATAATAGGGCAGGATATGAATCTTTCAGGTGTACAAGTAGGTCGTTATCAAAAAGTAGATAAGGATTTAATTCCAGATCTAAAAGAAAAGCTTGATAAAGAAGAAATAACATTAACTCAAGCCCATACATTAAGTAGTTTATCAGAAGCAGAGCAGGAAATTATTCATGAAGAAATTAAAGCTTTAGATCCTAAAGAATCTAAAGAAGAGGTTGAAATTTTGATTAATGGAATTAAACAACCTGTTGAAAGTGACAATGATAAAAAAACATTTGCTGAATTGTATTTACCTAAAGTTAAAAAGAAGTCTGAAAGCGAATTAAATTCTTTTGAATCAAGGTTAGAAGAATTAAAAAAATTAATGAATAGTCATGAAAAAGTAAAACTTGTAATTGATGATTTCAAATTTAGTGCAATGTTAAATATAAAAGAATTTGCAATTAATTATAGGACACTTGAATTTTATTTAGAAGGTCAAAGAAATGTATGTAAAATAATATTTCAAGACTCCGATCCTAATCAATTTAAAAGGGTTGAAGAAATACATTATGCTGGTGGGAAAATAGAACCAAAAGCGGCATTTAAGATTACTTTTGATACGTACTTATGGTTTAAGAATTAAAAGTAAAGAAGGAGGTTCTTTATGAAATTTACTCATTTAGGCTTTAGTCAAGCGAGAGCTATTGAAATGGATTTGGATGATAAGGATTTAGCAATATTAAGATGGTTTGTTGATTTTAAGGATAGTAAGAAAATAACTAAGAAAATATTTGATAATGAAGTATTTTATTGGGTTAAATATGAAGCTGTTATTGAGGAATATCCAATTTTTAAATTTAAAAAGGATACTGTATACAGGAGACTTAAAGGACTTGCGAATAAAGGCGTATTAAAGCATAGAACATTAAAACAAGGTGGAGTATGGAGCTACTATTCACTTGGAGATAATTATATTGAATTAATTTCAGATGAAAATATAGACATTGAAAAGGAGAAGATTCAAGAGGGAATAAATGAAAAAAAAGAGGTCGGAAATAAATCCGAGGTGTTCGGAAATGAATCCGAATTAAACGGATTGAATCCCGGAACGAAAAGGGTCGGAAATAAATCCGAACTAAACGGAAATAAATCCGAATCAAACGGATTTAAATCCCGAACGAAAAATCCATCTACTATATCCATCTACCATAATATATATAGTGCAAATGATGCACAAGATATTTGGAGTATATATCCTAACAAAAGAGGAAAGTCTCAAGCTATTAAAAAAATACCTAAGATTTTAGATAAGTATGGTAAGGAGCAGATAACAAGGTGTGTTGAAAGATATGCAACGGAAGTTCAAGGAAAAGATATGCAATTTATTCTTAATGGATCAACATTCTTTAATGGGAGATTTGAAGATTACCTTGATGATAATTATAAATTAGCTCCAGTTATAGATATAAATAAAAATAATGCTGAACCAAAAACAATAAAAATAGATAAATCAAAGTTTGGAGCGTTGTGATATGGAGAATTTAAATAGAATATTGCCTAATAGTATTGATGCAGAGCAAGCAGTTTTAGGTTGCATAATAAATAATTCAGATAAATTGCTAGATATTGAATTTTTATTACTAGATGATTTTTATGTTAGTAAACACAAGAAAATCTACGAGATAGTAAAATCACTTTTTAACAGAGGAATAGGAATAGATCTAGTTACAGTTTTAGAAGAAATAAGAAAGAAAAGCTTACTTGATGAATGTGGCGGAGTAACATATATAACAGAATTAGCAACATCATATTTTGAAATTGTTAATGTTAAAACATATGCAGATATAGTTAAAGAAAAATCAAATAGGAGAAAATTGATTAAAGCAAGCAGATTTCTCTTGGAAAGTGCTTATGAAGAAGACATAAAAAGCATTATTGATAAAACTGAAAATAATTTGTATGAAATATCAAGTAATCAAAATACAAATGATGTTGTAAAGATAGATAAAGCAATGGAAGAAACACTTAGAGCATTAGAAGAAAGATATAGAAATGGTGGGAAACTTATTGGATTATCAACAGGTTTTTCAGATATAGACAAAATAACATGTGGACTTATAAAAAAAGATTTAATAATAATAGCAGCAAGGCCATCGATGGGGAAGACAGCTTTTGCATTAAATTTAGGACAAGTAGCTTCAAAGGATGCAAGTGTAGCAATTTTTTCTCTTGAAATGTCTAAAGAGCAATTAACGGATAGACTTTTATCAGCTCAATGCTTGGTAGATTTCGGCAAGGTTAGAACTGGTCAATTAGATATTGATGAATTTGAAAAAATTGCTATTGGAGCTAATGAGATAATGACAAGAAAATTGGTATTAGATGATACAACAACACTTTTAAGTGATATAAAAGCTAGATGTAGAAAGTTAAAAATACAAAGTGGACTAGATCTTGTAATTATAGATTACTTGCAACTTATAAGAACAACATTGAAAACAACAAGTAGAGAACAAGAGGTCTCACATATTTCAAGGGAACTTAAGGCATTAGCAAAGGAATTAGATATTACTATGATTGCATTATCACAACTATCAAGAGCACCAGAGCAAAGAGCAGACCACAGACCAACATTATCTGATTTAAGAGAATCAGGATCTATAGAACAGGATGCAGATGTAATACAGTTTCTTTATAGGGATGAATATTACAACAAGGAAACAGAAGATAAGAATATTGCTGAAGTAATTACAGCTAAAAATAGAAATGGACAAACAACTACAACCAAGCTTGCGTGGTTAGGACAATTTCAAAGATTTGGTTGCTTGGACGTTATAAGGGGATAAAATCAATGGATAAAAATGGTGAGATTATAGATAAAGTTGTTAAGGCATATTTTGAAGAACCTGATAAAACTCTGAAAGCAATTTTTAAAGAATATACAGAAGGTTTTTCAGAGGATGAAACAAAAGCTTTTTATGAAAGATTAAAAGAAATAGTGAATTAATATACTTGCAGGACTAGGTGGCACATTAGTAGGGATTACAAATTGCTAATGTTAAGGTTGCTGCAAATAAAAATACAAGGGGAGTAATCCTCTTGTAGAAAATAAGGTGGGAATATGGATATTAAGAAAATAAACAAAACAATTGAATATACGTTCCTTGAAGCCTGGGAAAAGAGTATTGATGATGAAAATGTAGTTATTACTAGCAAGTTCAGTGATGATAGTTACAAAATTGATATATTTGCAAAGAAGAATAAACTTAAATTTTATAATCCAACAATATCTTCATGGCAATCATGTACTTATGTGTTACCAGAAGAGATATTTAATGCTTGGTATATTACAAAAATGGAGAGTGAGAAACATGAGAGGATGGCAAATTAGATTGATATGCAAAACATTTATACTTTGGTTTAATCCCGACACATTTGAATTTAGGGCAGTTAATAGGGGAAAGAAATAATATTAAATATGTAAAGTGAAGGAGGCAGAGCAATGATTAAGTTAAATTTTTATTTTGAATTAGATGAACGATTAGAAATTGCAGTAGATGAAGATGGAAATTTTGGCAAAGCATATGTTTGTTGCAGTATGGAAGTAGAAAAAGAACCTACAGCAAATCAAACGCAAAAAATTGAAAGCATATATAGGAAGTTAGTGGCAAAACAAATTAATGGATTTATAGATTTTATTACCCCAATTACACAAGAAGAATATAAACAAAATGTCGATGAAGATTAATACCGAATATGTAAATATGAAGTAAATTTAAGGAGGGAATTGATATGGTAACAGAACAAGGAGATATGATAATTAGGATTCAAAATTTACTAACATTAAGTAAGAGTTCTAATGAAAATGAAGCTCAAAACGCTATGATGATGGCTCGAAAGCTTTTGATAAAACATAAATTGTCAATGAAAGATGTTGAGCAATATAAAAAAGAATCTGTAAAAGTAGATGAAAATAGAACTGGAATAAAATTTAGAGGTTCAAGTTGGAAGTCAAATTTATCAAGAGTAATTGCAGATAACTTTGGTTGCTTCTTATTTTATAGGGCAGGAAAGACACGTGAAGTTTGTTTTTATGGAAAAGAAGAAGATGTTATGATTTGCAATATAATGTTAAAGTATGCCATCAAATCAATAAATTTAAATGGGGATAAGCTAATAAAAAAACTAAAGCAAGATAAAAGAAGGAAGTATTTTGATGGGATAAAAGCTGACTATGCTTTAGGATTTGTAAGAGGACTAGATGAAAGATTTAAGGAACAGATTAAATCTAATGAGGAATGGGCATTAGTTATGGTGAAGGAACAAATTGTAATAGATAAATATGAAGAATTTTCAAGTGACTTTACATCTATACAAGTTAATGCAGATTATAATAAACATTTCTTTGCTTTTAAACTTGGAAACGAAGATGGCAAAAACTTTGATATTTCTAATAAAATTGAAAATGAAGTAGAAGAAAATGAATTGTTAGGATAATTCATTTGTCTATTGTAGAAAGTGTAATGCAAATTTTTAGAGTACTTGGATAAATACTTTTCTAAAGACTAAAAAAATGTATTACATAATACCACAAACGGATGCAATATGGAGGGAAATAAGTAAGTATTAGAGGAAGGGGAAAAAGGATGTGATTAAATTCATTATATATGGTTCAGTACTGTTAAGTATGTTGGGTATTCTTAAATATGTAGAAAAGAGCTATTTGTGGAAAGCTCCAAGAGCAGTTATAGATATAACATTTGTAAAAACATTAAGAGTTCTTAATTCGAACTTAGGATATCAAAGGTTTCATTCGGCATATCCAACTCCAACGTTTATAGAAGAAATTTTAGAAAAATGTGAGTCAGAATGTAACATGAAATTTATTGAATATATTATCTATTTAAAAGTATGTCAAAAGCAAATGTTTTTTCATCATTTTAGTAAAAAGAAAAAAGATATTATTATAAAAGAAATTAGTAATAAGTTTCATATACGAATTGATTATGAAATTTTGCAAACATATCTAAATGCGTCTTTCAATGAACTAGCAGAAAATTTAGGCTATGAACTTGAAATGAAATTTGCTAAAGAGCTTGTTTTAAAGGAGTAAAGGAGAAATGCAGAATTTGTAGATATTGTGCACTAACTAGGGGGTGAAAATTTGATAAATCAGATAATAAATGATGATTGCTTAAATGTTCTAAAAGAAATAAAAGATAATTCAATAGATTTAGTTATTTCTGATTTACCTTTTGAAATGACAGAGAATGAATGGGATAAGATTATTCCAATAAAATCAATGTTCAAAGAATTAAATAGAGTAATCAAAGATAATGGAGTTATTGCTCTTATGTCAGCTGGAATGTTTACTGCAGAACTAATGACAGCTAATAAAAAATATTATCGGTACTCGTGGATCTGGAAGCCTAAAGAAAAAACTAATTTTCTAAATGCAAATAGGATGCCGTTAAGGCAGCACATAGACATACCTATATTTTATAAGAAATTACCAGTATACAACCCACAAAAGACTACAGGACATAAACCCATGAACAAATATACTAAACATAGTTCGGATGGTTCAAATTACGGGAAAACTAAAATCGGTACTTGTGGGGGAGGAAATACAGATAGATTTCCAACTACAATAATAGATATTCCATATAAAACTATAAAAAATGATGAAAGATTACATCCAACTCAAAAGCCTGTAGAGCTTTATGAATACTTAATTAAGACTTATACAAATGAAAGAGGTACCGTATTAGATATTACAGCAGGAAGTTGCGTATTAGCAGAAGCTGCAATAAATACAGATAGAAATTATATTTGCGTTGAAAAAGATGAAGAGTACTGCAGAAAAGGTAAATTAAGAATTGAGGAATATATAAAAAATGGACAACAATTAAAAATTATTTAGTTATATAAATTGTTCTTTGAAAAGTGAATAGTGCGGTATTGGGAGATATGTTATTATTTAGTAAAGAGAAAATATTTAAGGAGTGTTTTTTATGACAGATATACAGATTAAAGTTTTAAAATCTCTTTGCGAAGATGATAAATCAGCTATTGAGTTGTGTAAAGAACTTAGTATAGAACCTTCTCAAAATAATGAAGGCGGTTATTATAATGCATTAAACGAATGTATTAGATACCATACATCTGAAATTAGTAATAAAGTTGAAATTTATTACGGCAAAGATACACCAGTAGATAAGTCTATGTATACCATTAATGACTCAGGAAGAGAATATATTGAGGAATTCATGAGAAAAGAGAAAGAAAAACATCGTACATATGTTATTGGCATTACTGGGATAGTAGTTGCAGCAGTTGCAGTAGTTGTGTCTATTATTATCAGTTATTTGAAGTAACATATGGCAATGTTATAAAAAATTAATATTATCATATAAAAATATCGCACTATTCATAAATAAGAATAGATTTGCGGTATTTTTTATTTAAAATACTACGCAATACTCAAAGATTAGCAGGGAGGTTTAATTTATGACAGAGCAGCTTTCAATGTTAGAAGAAACACGGAAAGAAAAAATAAAAAAGCAAATAAAGCAAGCAGTTGCTAAAGGGATAATTCCAGAAGCAACTGTAATTATAGATAATGATGAAAGTGAGGTAGAGCAATGTCAGTAGATTGTTATAAAACTATCGAAAAAACAAATGTTGCTGAAGTTGTAGAGGCAGCATTAGAAGATGATTATATTATAGCAGTACCTATAGAGCATTATAGTCAAGATGAACTTAAAGAATTTACTAATAAAGCAAAAGAAAACAATTTATTAGTGACCATAAAAGCAGAATATAGCAATGCATATCAGGGCGTAATAGTTCAATTAATAAAAAAAGATATTGCTGATAAGTTTTTTAAATATCTTTAGTATGCAGAACAATACTATAAGCAAGTGAGGTGATTTAGATGTTTGGGAGTAATGGAAAATAATACACTCTGCTAAGTAGTTTTTAAATTTAGTGTAGAAATGAGTGAATAAGCATGAGTCAAGTGATCCAAATAACATTAATAATATGTGCCACAATTATAATTGTTCAAATTTTGGGGCTTTTAATGATTAAAAGTTTACGCAATAAAAATAATAAACCCCAAATTGAAAGAAATACCGATAAATTTAAGTATTTTAAGAGTTCAACATATGTAAAAGATTTTTTTAAAAGTGAGGCAAGACAAATGAGTAATCAAAAAATCGGAAATATAATATCAACATGTAAAAAGGGTGTTCTTATTGGACACCTTGGGAATAAATAATGTTAAAGAAAGGGTGAAAAAACAAATGAGCAGCCTAAACGAAGAAGCCAGTATAAGGTTATTAGGGAAATTAACATTGTTATTGCCTATATTAGAACAAAATTTCTCTTTACAACTAGAAGTTAAAAAGACAATTGATGAAACGCTTTATGATTATGAGGTGCAAACTAAGTGTACTGATTTAATTGCAAGTGATATAGAAGAAAAATCGGTCATATATCTAGCTTGCAAAAAGTTAGAAGGTTTAAGCCAAAAGACATTAGATAATTATAGATTGTTTTTAATGAAGTTAGATCAATTTTTTAATAAACCTTGTAGTACAATTTCAACAATGGACTTAAGAATGTTCTTAGCATTTATGGGAGAAGGTAAACAAGCAACAACAATTAACGGATATATAACCATGTTAAAAGGTTTCTTTGGATGGTTGCAAGCAGAAGAATACATTTTAAAAAATCCAGCATTTCAATTGAAGCAAACAAAAGTTCCAAGGGTAATTTTACAAGGCTATAAAGCAGAAAATGTAGAAAAATTAAGAGAAGCTTGCAAAACAGAAAGAGAAAAAACACTATTTGAACTTTTGGACAGTACAGCTTGTCGTATATCAGAATTAGATAACATTAAACTAGATGATATAAATTGGCAAGAAAAAAGCCTCATAGTAAATGGTAAAGGTAAAAAAGAAAGAATAGTTTACTTTTCTACTAAAGCTAAGTTACACATGCAAAAATATATAAATACTAGACAAGGAGAATCGGAATATTTATTCATATCAGAGAGAGGCAATTACAATCACATTAAAGTAAGAGCATTGCAATTAATACTAGGTAAAATTAAAAGTAGATCAGGAGTTGAGGAAAGAGTACATTGCCATAAATTCAGACGTACTCAAGCTACAAGGCTATTAAATAGTGGAATGAGAATTGAAGGAGTGCAAGGAATATTAGGGCATACCACTCCAAGCACAACTCAAATATATGCTCAATTAAGTCAAGAAAATTTAAGAAATGAATATAGGAAATTAGTTGTTTAGCAAAATAAAAAAAGTGTTCATGACGAACACCCTTGATTAGAGAATGCACATTGGAACGTCAGTTCTCTAATTAACCTATCTAAATTATAACATAAAATAAATAAGGATAGGTGATATAAATGGGAGAAATAAAAAATAAATTTGAATTATATAGAGATAGAGTTTGTAAAATCGAAAATAAGAATATTGAAATAGAAAATTTAATTATAAACGGAGTAAATGAGAATGATGAAGAAATTCAAAAATTACAATTAGATATAAAAAAATTAGAATTAGAAAATAAAAAGATAGATAACATATTAAAATTACTTCCTGAAAAAGATTATAAAGTTATAAGTCTTATTTATATACAAGGTAAAGAAAAAAATAAAGTGGCAAGAGAATTAGATAGAACTAAGAGGCAAATTAATTACAGCATAAACAAAGCGTTAACAAGAATTTCAAAAGGATTATGAGAATAAAAGTGTCATATTTCTGGCACTTTTTTGTTATATTTTTGTCGTATTTTTGTTCTGTTTTTGTTGTAAAAATTTCTCGAAAATTTCTCACATTTGTAATTCAAATGATGGTAATATAGGTACATAAATAAGTAATAAACACAAAAAACAATTTAATATTTCTCATTTTAATTTTATAAAACTGAAGAATGTCCAGTTTAATGGTTTGGGTGAACTATATTCATTTTTAAGGTGGTGGAACTTTTGAATGCTAAAACATATAAAAATCAAATAGAAGAATTGTATTTAAATGGGTATGATGCAAGTCAAATTGCAAAAAAGCTTAAAAAGAATATTGAAGCAGTTAGAAAGTACATCCAAAGAAATTTAAGTCATTTAAATTATAGGCATAAGATTGCTGTAATAGAAAGACGTGAAATAATTAGAGCTACCAACTATGAATCCAATAAATTCATGGGAGATAGTACATTCATAAAAAAGAATAGATCCATATATAAGACCAAACTTGATGGAGATATTGTAATTAATAGAGATATAGCTCCAGTTGTTACATGGGATACACCTAAAAGATTAGTAAATGAAAATAAGGTCAGATAAATTCGAAAGAGTTGTTATATTAGTAAATAATATAGCAGCTCTTTTTAGTGGTTTTGGAGGAAGTATATGAGGGTAAAAGATGTTTTAAAAGAAAATGATTTTAGCAATCACAATAAACTCAGGAATATGAAGAATGAGAAGAAAAATGAGAAATTAAGTGAACACGATATAAGAGAATTAATGTCTCACTCTAGCTATAAAAGACACAAAGGAGCGATAAAGCAGGTGAAATAATGGAAAGAATAAGAGATTGGGAGAAGGGTACAGCAGCACCAATACCACAAAACAAGTATGAGAGATTTAAAGAAGAATTAATTGAATATAGTAAAAAGTATGCTGAAAGAAATTTGATTTTATTTATATTAGCCAGAGCAACAGGCTATAGGATGCAAGATCTAGTTGAGCTTACAATAGCTGAAATAAAAGATTCATTAGACAATGGATATTTTTTAATACAAGAATCAAAGCAATACAAGCAATGGCTTGCTAATTTAAATAGATATCCAAATAGAAAGAAGCCTGAAAAGCGAAAAGTCTATATTGGCAATAACTTAGAAAAATATTTGAGAGATTATGTTAAAGGTAAAAAAAGAGCAGATTATGCTTTCCCTTCAAATAAATCTAAAAATGGTATTGAGCCAATAGAACAAAAGTCATATAGCTCAGTACTTACTGAAGTTGGAAAAATTATTGGATTAAAACATATTAGTGGTCATAGTCCTAGAAAAACTTATGCTACTAGAATATACGAAAGGTCAGGCGGAGATCTAGAAAAAGTTAGAATTGCATTAAATCATCAATCAATTGAAGAAACAAAAAGGTATTTGGGTATTAAAGAAAAGATGAAAGAAGATGCAGCCAAAATTGCTGATGAAGATATATAATCCGTAAAAAATAAAATGGTACTTATTTGACTAAGACATAAAAAACATCTACTAATATATGTGCTTTAAAAATGATATCAGTAATCCTCCATGTTATTACCTATTGTAAGAAAAATGGAAAGTAACCTTTGAAGTTAGTAAAATCAATGTATTAGGCTGTATTAGTGAATTATAGAGAATTTTTGAAATTTTAATTATATCATTTTAGGGTTAAAAGTGACGGAAAACAACTCAATTATTATCTCTAAAATATTTTGAAATCTTATTTCAGAGATAGTTAACGATAGTATTATTTTTTTATTGTTTAAGAAGGTGGTAAAATGAGCAGACCAAGAAGTCCAAATAGAGATAAAGCATATGAAATATACAAAAAATTTAATGGGAGAATAACATCTAAGGAGATAGCAACCTTATTAAATGAAAATGAGAATAATATAAATTGTTGGAGAACTCAGGATAAATGGAGAAGGAGGTTTAATAAAGTCGGCGCACCATATGGTAATAAAAATGCAATTGGGAATAAAGGCGGAGCTCCTAAAGGAAACATAAATAGTTTTAAGATAGGAAATTACACCAAAAGAATACCGTTTGCAGTTAAAACCATAATGGAAGAACTAGATGTACCTGATCCAATTGAAAAGCTATGGAAAAGCATTTGTTTACAAGAAGCTAGAATAATTTATATGCAGAATATAATGCATGTTGAAAGTAAAGAAGATACTACTAAGGAACTTAAGAAAACATCTAATGGAGAGAAGATGTGGAGTGAAGAGTATGAAATACAATTTGCTTGGGATAAAGAAGCAAATCTTATGAATACTCAATCAAAAGCAATGAATACTTTAGCCAAACTTATTAAGCAGTATGTTGATATGGTTAATGCTAATTGGGATCTAGCTACTGAAGAACAAAAGTTAAGGATTCAAGGATTAAAGAATAAAGTAGATAATCCAGAATTTAAACATAAAGTTGAAGTAGATAAAGAAAAATTAAGATTAGAGAATGAAAGATTTGAGCATCAAAAGAAAGTAGATGAATCAAAGAATTGGTAGGTGAATATTATAGATGGCTACATATGCAATACTACAAACATTCTATGCTTCAAGCAAATGGAGAAACTTTAGGTTGAACTTAATTTTAGAAAGAAGTAAGGAACATGGCGGAGTTATTTGTGAGAAGTGTGGAAAGTTAATAGTTAATCCCATAGACATACATGCTCATCATAAAACAGAATTAACTACTGAGAATGTTAATGATCATAATATAAGTCTGAATCCAGAACTAATAGAATTAATATGCCATGATTGTCATGATAAAGAGCATCATAGGTTTGGGTATAAACCACCAAAGAAAGTATATCTAGTATATGGTCCACCTTTATCTGGAAAGAAGACATTTGTAAAAGAGAATATGGAACGTGGAGATATAGTAATTGATATGGATAAATTATATGAAGCAGTAAGTATGCAACGTCCATATGATAAACCTAATAATCTATTAACTAATGTAATAAACATAAGAACTTTATTATTAGATAATATAAAAACTAGATATGGTAAATGGTATAATGCTTGGATCATTGGAGGATATGCAGATAAGTTCAAAAGGGAAAGGCTAGCAGAAGGGATAGGAGCGGAATTAGTTTATATAGAAGCAACTAAGGAAGAATGTTGTGCGAGGCTTAATGTAGATATAGATAGAGAACATATGATTATTGAATGGGAAAAATATATTAATGAATGGTTCGATATGTATTCGTAGTCCCCCCATATTCGTAAAAAAATGCTTTGCTACAAGACCGTATAGGGGACACAATTTCAACGCAAGCTGCAAATTTTGAAAATTAGTTGAGAGTTTTTTAAAAGGTCTGAAATAAATCAAGCTATTAGGAGAATATGAAAAAATGACTAAAAAAGAAGCATATAACAAAGAATTAAATAAATTAAATGAAATATTTCAAGATGTTGAAGAATCTGATAAGAAGCTGGTTGAGGGATTAATCCAAGATGCAGCTTTTTTATATGCAGAAAATTATTCGTTAAAAAAGATTTTAGATGAAACAGGAATGATTAAAATACATCCTGATAATCCTAGTCTACAGAAACCTTTACCAATAGCTAAAGAATATAGGCAAAATCTTAATAGTTATTCTATTGTAGTTAAATCTCTTAGTAGTGTTCTGCAAAAGAAAATTGATGATGACGATGATGATATGGGTGACTATGAATAGGAGTGAGAAGAATGAAGCAAATAATATATAAATGTTTAAATAGAGAATGTAAAGTTGAATTTAAAGGTAAAAATAAAGACGGATTAAGATGCCCTATATGTGGAAGTTCTATAAGTCCATTTACCCTAAGTCCAACATTTGAAGAATTGGAACATACATATTCATATGAACAATTAAATGGGCATTACTCAAAGCAAATTAACAGTAAAGTTATAATCAATAATAAGATTGTTATAGAAGGCACAGTTTATATTGAAAAAATTACTGAAGGAATAGCTGAAAAAATTAGTAGGAGTTTAAAATAATATGAGTGATTATGTGCAAATAACATTAATAATATGTGGAACGGTTATATTTATTCAATTATTTGGATTTTATATTGTAAAAAGCTTTTGTAACAATAAACAAGAAACCAGGTTTAAAAAGGATGTTATGGTTTTGGCGAACGAAAGGTTTTTACGCTGTAAAAGCCCAACTTATCCAAGACCAGGTACTTCATCTAAGAAAGGAAGATAAATGAATTATGTATAGAAGACTTATGTGCAGACTTTCAATTATAAAATTTAAATTTTTCGTTTATGATATATTGCCGTTACCTAAAAAGATGAAAGATAATCTAGCTAAAAAAATAAAAAAAGAAATGGTTGATATTATGAAAATTACAGATCAAAGAATAAAAGAATTATTAAAAGAAGCTAAGGAATGATGATAAATGCCTAATATAATTGATTGTACTTATAATGGTCAGTACTCATGGTTGATGCAATATATTGAAAAATGTAAGAGCGGAGAAATAATTATTGGCCATGAATTAATGCAGCAACTAGATATTTTATTAACTCATTTTGATGATACTGAAATAACTATAGACTTTTCAGATGCACATAAAAGAATCAAATTCATTGAAGAAAAATGTAAACATAGTGAAGCTCCTTTTGCTGGAAAGCCATTTACATTATTGCTTTACCAAAAAGCTTTCATTGAAGCGATATATTCATTTAAGATATTTGATGAAGAAATAGGAAAGCTTGTACGGTTATATCAAGATGTACTATTTCTTGTAGGTAGAAAAAATGGGAAAACACCTTTAATATCAGCAATATGTTTATCTGAGTGGTTCTGTGGTCCTATGGGATTAAAAATACTTTGCTCAAGTAACGACTATGAATCTGCTGATTTAATGTTTCAAGCAATAAATTCTATGCGTGAGGATAGTCCTGGACTTGAAAAGCTCACAAGAAAAAATATAAAAGGCATGTTTTTTGGAAATCCTAAGACTAAGAAAAAGAAAGGTAAATTCTCATATCAAAATAAAGGAACAATAAAGAAAATTTCAGCTAAAACAGGAGCAAAGGAAGGACGTAATATTGGAGTAGGTGCGGTGGATGAAGTTCACGAATTGAAGGATAATAGTTCAATAATGCCTATTAGACAAGCATTATCTACCCAAGAAGAACCATTATTTTTTGAATTAACAACAGAAGGAGTTATTAATGATGGGTATTTAGATGGTAGATTAAAAGAAGCTAGGCAGGTTTTAGATGGAGAACTTGAAAGACCACGTTGGTTAATATGGCTATACACTCAGGACAATGAAAGAGAAGTATGGCAAGATGAAAATAGTCATTATAAATCAAATCCATCATTAGGAGTAGTAAAGAAGAAAAGTTTTTTAAGACAAATGATAGAAGAAGCTAAGACAAGCAAGCCAACAAAGGTTTTTGTATTATCTAAAGATTTTAATATCAAACAAAATAATGCAGCTGCATGGCTATCTACAGATGATATTGTTAATGAAAAAACTTTTGACTTAGAAGAATTTAGAAACTGCTTTGCTATAGGTGCTGCTGATTTATCAAAAACTGGTGATTTAACAAGCGCAAGAATAATGTTGATGAAACCAGGAGATGATCATAAGTATTTTCACCAAAAGTATTTTATTCCACAATCCAAATTAGAGAATCTTTCGAAAGAAGATTTACCTAAATTTAAACAATGGATAAAAGATAAGTATATTGAAGTATCACCAGGTGGAGAAAATGACTTTAGCTTGGTTACAGCATGGTTCTATAAATTATACAAAGACTATAATATAAGAGTATTTAATACAGGCTATGATAAATGGTCAGCTATATATTGGGTTAAAGAAATGGAGGGATATGGGTTTGATTGTACAAGAATAAATCAAGATTTTGGAACAATGAGCGATCCAATGAAGTTAGTAGAAAAAGACCTTCAAAAGAAACTAATTATATTTAATAATAATCCAGTTGATAAGTGGTGTTTAGAAAATACAGCTTTCACGTTGAATAGTAAATTAGACATAATGCCAATAAAAGTACAAGGGCAAGATGACAAAAAGATCGATGGAGCTGTAACAATTATAATAGCTTACAGAATCTATATAGATAATAGACCAACATTTTTAGATTTAGTCAAAAGAACTGCTTAAAGGTGGTGAGGAATTGTTAAAAAAGGTATTAAAAAATATTAGGAAAATATTATCTAAATGCATAGATGATATTTTTCTTATTATAGGTATTGCATTACTAGCAAGAGGAGTATTTAAAATATTTATTCCAGCGGGATACATAACATTAGGTATTTGTTTTATTGCATTTGCTTTTTTTATTGCAAAGAAAGGAGGTTAGCAGATGTTATTGCAGAGTTTAGTTAATAATAATCAATCAAACAGAAGTTTACAATATGCAAAAATGCTTGATGGTAGTTATCCAGCTTTTAGTCAGTTTGGAAAGAATATTTATGTATCCGACATTGTCCAGAACTGCATTGATATAATAGCAAGTGAATGTAGTAAATTGCAGCCTAAACATATTTTTACTAATAATCAAGGACTACAACAGATACCAAAGTCCAGTATAAATAGGCTCTTTAAATTTGCGCCTAATGAATTAATGACAACTTCAGAGTTCATTGAAAAAACAATATGGTTGTTGTTTATGAATTACAATGTTTTTATTTATCCAACTTATGATACTTATAATGATAAGAATGGAAATCAACAAATTTATTATACTGGGTTTTACCCTTTAAATCCTTCTCAAGTAGATTTTTTACAAGATCCAAATGGAATTATGTATGTAAAGTTTTATTTTAACAATGGGCAGAATTATACTTTGCCATACTCAGATGTGATTCACATTAGAAAGAAGTTTAGTGTAAATGACATAATGGGTGGTGGACATAATGGACAACCAGATAATACAGCATTACTAAAGGTATTAGCAATAAATGATACATCATTACAAGGCATTGGGAATGCAATCAAAAGTAGTTTAGCTATAAGGGGAATATTGAAGATAAATACCATGATGGATGATGCAGGACAAAAAGCTGAAAGAAAAAGGTTAGATGATTCAATTTCAACAGGTGAATCTGGAATAGTTGCACTAGATTTAAAAGGTGACTATACACCATTAACTGTAGATCCCAAACTTATTGATAAAGATACAATGCAATTTCTACAGGATAAAGTATTAAATTGGTATCATGTATCAATGAAAATACTAAGTGGAGATTATACAGATGAGGAATACCAGGCATTTTATGAACAGGCATTAGAACCTATTTTAATTAGATTAGGTCAAGCTTTTTCTAAATGTATGTTTAGTAAAAGAGAATTAGATGTTGGGAATGAAATTATATTTTATCAAAAAGACATGATGTATCTTAGTACGAAATCTAAATTAGATTTATTAAGTATAGCAGGAGCACAGGGATTATTATCAGATGATCAAAAGCTAGCGGCATTAGGATATCCACCATTACCAGATGGAACGGGAAGTCGAAGGACAATAAGTCTTAACTATGTAGATACTAATATTGCTGCACAATATCAATTGAATAATGCAAAAATTAAACAGGATGGAGGTAATAGCAATGGATAAAAATTTACCTAAAAAGAATGAAAAAGCAAAGCGTAATTTTGCAATGGCAGACTTGCGAGCGATTGAACCAAATTCAGATAATCAATCAACAATAAGTGGCCATGCAGCTGTATATGGACAAATGACCAATATAGGTGGCTGGTTTAATGAAATTATAGAACCAGGTGCGTTTAATGATACAGATTTTAGAGATGTAGTATTCAGTGTAAATCATGATTTAGATAAAATACCACTTGCTAGAAGTAGAAATAATAATGCGAATTCTACATTACAGTTGCAAGTCGACAATATAGGGTTAGCAGTAAGGGCTAACTTAGATATTGAAAATAATGTTGATGCAAAAAGCTTATACAGTTCCATTAATCGAGGTGATATGGATGGTATGAGTTTTATTTTTTATGTAGAAGAGGAACGTTGGGAAGGGCTAGATACTAATACACCTACAAGACATATTGAAAAAGTAAAAAAAGTAGTAGAAGTTTCCGTTGTTAGCTTTCCAGCTTATTGCGGAACTGATATAGCTTCATCAAGAGATAAAGAAGCACTGGATAGTGCGAAACTTGCATTGGAGAATGCACGAACTCAAGAACTGGAGAGTTCAAATGATGAAGAGAAAAGACAATTAGAATTAGAAAAATTAAGAACAGAAACATTATTAAAATTTTAGGAGAGTGAATTAAATGAAAGATAAGTTATTAAAATTATTTAATCAAAAAAATGCAAGAAAGCAAGAATTAGCGGCTAAAGCACAATCTACACAAGATATAGCAGAACTAAGAAGCATTAATAGTGAACTGGAGACTTTAAATGCTGAAATAGCGGACTTAGATGGAATGATTAAAGAAATTGAAGCAGAGGAAGCAAGAAATGCTACTCCAGGAATAGAATCAGGGGTGGCATCAATGGATCCACCAATAAATCAATTACCACAATCAAGAGGGCAACAAATACCAAATAATTTTAATCCGTTAGGAACATATCAATCAAGTTCAGCAACACAACAGAGATCACAATCAACTGAGGACAAATATTCAACTTTAGAATATAGACAAGCATTTATGAATTTCTGTATTACTGGTGCTATTGCTCCAGAATTAAGAGCAGATGCAACTACTACAGCTGGAGATGTATCTGCAGTAATACCTTCAACTATTTTAAATGAAGTAATCAAAAAAGTTACTTCATATGGTCAAATATTTAATAGGGTAAGAAAACTTAATGTTAAGGGTGGATTAACAATTCCAATACTTTCGTTAAAACCTACTGCTACATGGATTGGAGAAAATTCTTCAAGTGATAAACAAAAAGCTGAATCAAATAAAAATATTTCATTTAGTTATTATGGGCTTGAATGTAAAGTATCTACTTCATTATTAGCAGATACAGTTAGACTTGAAGGATTTGAAAATGTAATTACAGATCTTATAGTTGAAGCTATGACTAAAGCTTTAGATTTAGCAATTTTGAAGGGGACAGGAACAGGACAACCTTTGGGAATAACAAAGGATACTAGAATACCAGCAACGCAAATAATTACTCTTAAACCAGATGAAATAACTTCATGGAGTGCTTGGAAGAAAAAAGTATTTGCGAAAATGCCTTTATCATATAAGGGTGGAGCAAGTTTCTTTATGGCAAGTGGTACATTTGAAGGCTACATTGATGGAATAGTGGATACAAATGGACAACCAATTGGAAGAGTAAACTATGGAATTACTAGTGGACCACAAGAAAGTTTTGGTGGAAAAGCAGTAGTACAGGTGGAAGATGACATAATTTCACCTTATGATGATGCTGCAACAGGTGATGTAATTGCAGTCTATTGTAACTTAAGTAACTATGGATTTAATTCAAATATGCAAATGTTAATGTATAGATACTTTGATAATGATAAGAATGAGTATGTTGATAAGGCTATTTTAATCGCAGATGGAAAGATTATCGATCCTAATGGTGTAGTTATTGTTAAGAAAGGTGCAACAGCATAGTGAAAAGGGACTTATGTCCCAACTATGTTAATAAGAAAGAAGGTGTTGTATGAGTTTGACAAATGAAGAGTTATTAGAAAAAGTTAAATTAGGGCTTAATGCAGATGATTCAGATGATAATGATAATAATTTATTAATAAAAACTATTGGAGTTAAACAATATATGCTAAATAGTGGAGTATCTAAGGAGCAGATTGAAACAGATTTAGGAATAGTAACTCTTACAATAGGCGTAAATGATGTATGGGATTTGACACAAGGAGAATTAAAGTTCTCTGCTTTGTTTAATTGTATGACTACTCAATTATCAATTAAAAGTTTAATAACTACTTAAAGTAGGTGAAGTATGAATGAAAGGTTAGATAAACGGATAGAGATTTGGGGTAATATAGAATTCTTAAATAAAGAGTTAAACGAAACGGAATTTGAGAAAAAGAAAATAAAAAATATATGGTCTAAAATAATACCTCAGACAGGATCATTGCAAAAGCAACAGGCTAATACAGTATTATCTAATGTAACTCATAAAATTAAGGTTAGATATGCAGCTGCTAAAGATGTAACTCAAGATATGTGGTTTATATATAAAGGACATAGATTCGATATTAAATATATACTTAATCCTTATTATTCAAATGAGTTTTTAGAAATATTTTGTGAAGAGATAATTGGATAAAATTAAGGACTATTTTTTAGGGAAGGTGGTACTATGAGGGATGTATTTGATATAAGTGAGTTAACAAAATTTGAAAAGAGCTTAGTTGAAAAAATTAATGATACTATGCCAAAAGAATCTAAAAAATTTATAAAAAAGCAATCTGGAAAACTTAATAAAAAAAATAAGCAAGTATTCAAGAGTAAAGGTATAGGAGAAGAAACTGGAAATTTAATTAAAGGTTTTAAAAGTGGGAAAGCCTATAAATATCAAGGTGTTTGGAGTTCTAGAGCGTATAATAGTAGTCCTCACGCTCATCTATTAAATGACGGGTACATGTGGGCACCGCATAAAAAAATTGCAAAAGGACAAAAACAAATTCAAAGTGGTGAGGAACACTTTATTCCAGGGTTTCATTTTATGGAAGAAGCAGCTAAGAATTTTGAAAGTGGATACTATTTAGATGTTGAAGAACTTTTGCATAATGTATTTATAAAGGGGTTATAGATATGATCACATTACAACAAATAAATAAAGCGATTAATGATACTATAAAAGGTGCTTTAAGTTGTACGAATTTTAGTGATGTTCTGATAAAATCAGAAGATATACAAGAAGCATTAAAAAAAAGCGCAGATGGTTCAATTAATTCTGAAATAAGACCAAGCATAAAAGTTAAACTAGAACAAAGTAAAATTGAAAAATTTAATAGTCGTAATAAAGAAAGAACTCTCACAGTAAGGGTTTATTTTTTTGCAAAAGATAGATACAAGTACAAAAACGATAACATGAAAATGCAGGATATTCTTGAGAATGCTTTTCTTGAGGATATAAAAGTAACAGATACTTTTTATATGCCAATTCTAGAAGATGGAGTTGATTTTAGTGTTACTGATTCAGTTTTGCAATGTAGTTTTGACTTATATTCAGTTGAATTGATTTCAGAAGAACCAGGAGAACCAATGGAAGAATTAAAATTAGATTTTAATTTACATGAAATAAAAGATTAAGAAAGGTGATGATAATATGGCAGTTAGATTACCATGGATAGATGTAATTTTCAAACAGCTTGCTAATACTTTTAGAAGCAGAAGTGAGAGAGGTGTGGCTATTCTTATTGTTAGAGATGATACAGATAAAACATTTGACAATAAAAAATATTCAACACTTGAAGAATTATTAAAAGATAAGGATTTATATACTTCATCTAATTATCAATATATGCAAGATGTTTTAAATTTTAAAGCTTATAAGTTAGTAGTAATCAGAATTAATGCTACTGCAACAGGAGAGGAAACTATTCCTACAATAGCAGATGCCTTAAAGATAGTTGAAAAAACTGTTAGAAGTGGTTGGATTTCATTTCCGGATGGGTTAGCAGCGGATTATCAATCTTTAGCGGATTGGGTTAAAGCAAAAGAAAATGTTGGGTTAACATACAAAGCTATAGTGTATAAGGTTGTAGCAGATAGTAAACAAGTAGTCAATTTCACAAATCCTAGTATTACTTTTAAAGGTGATAGAGGAAAATTCACAGGAGATAAATATTTACCGTCACTTTTAGGTATTTTAGCATCTTGTAATGTTAGTAGATCATCAACATATTTTATATGCACTAATTTAGCAGCAATTGAAACTGTAGTAGATGAAGAAGTAGCGGTTAAAGCTGGAGAATTTATACTTATTAACGATGTAGATGAAATTAAAGTCGGTTTGGGAATTAACAGCTTACAAACTATAAGTGAAGAAACAAATACAACAGAGGATATGAAATATATAGACATAGTCGAAGCCATGAATTTGATTACAGATGATATTAAATCAATTTTTAAATCAGATTATTTAGGCAAAAAGAAAAATAGTGTTGATAATCAGATGGTACTTGTTTCAGCAATAGTTTCATATTTTAAAGAACTTACAAAAGAAAATATCCTTGATCCTGAATTTAGTAATACTTGTGATATAAATATTCCAGAACAAAGAAAAGCACTTATTACTATAAAAGGAGAGGCAAGTGAATGGGATGATACAAAAGTTAAAAATAACACTTACAAGAGAAGTGTTTTCTTACTTGGAGATATAAAAATATTAGGCGGAATGGAAAACCTAAAACTTGTATTAACAATGAATTAGGAGGTGCGAAAATGGTAGATGTTAATAGAATACTTAAAGGTAAAGATGGAGAAATGTGGTTTAATGGACAACTATTAGCCTCATTAAAAAAGATAGAAGCAAAAGTTAAAGGAGATTTTGAAGATATTAATCTTTGCGGAGACCCTTCCACACATTCAGTTTATAATGGGTGGAGCGGTGAAGGCAGCTTTATTTGTTTAAAAATTGATTCAACCGTATGGAAGCTAGTAGCTGAGGCGTATAAGACTGGCGTAATGCCACCTATTAAGATTATTACACGCTTAACAGACAAATCAACTGGGCAATCTGAAAGAGCAGCTATTGAAGGAATAACTATTACAGAATTTGCGTTAGCAAGTTTTGAAGCGAAAAAAATGCTAGAAGAAGAATACCCATTCAAATTCAGTGATTATGAGATATTAGAATCGATAGCTTAATTTTATGGACATTCATAGGAGTGTCCTTTATTTATAATTAATAAATTGGAGGATTAGAAGATGAATAAAGAAATTAGTAAAAAAGCAACATTAGAGGATTTTGTAGCAAAGAAAGTGAAAAAAGAAAAAGATAAAGATAAAACCAAGGATATATATGTTACTAGTATGGATAGAGCAATCACATTAAAAAAACCAAGTGAAGAAAGAATTTATTCTTATGCAAATGAAATTGGAGATAAACCTGACTTAGCTTCAACTATAGAAGCCAATAGAAAGTTAATATATGATTGCTGTCAAGAACTTAAAGAGCCACAAGTTATTGAAGCATTAGAATTGAAAGATCCTTACGATATTCCTAGAATTTTATTTGATATTGCAGATATTAAAGAAATAATGAATCAATTTAACGAATTGCTTGGCAATACAAATATTGAGGAAGAAATAAAAAACTAATAGAGCATGATGAAGATGCGAACATGATAGCTTTTTACCTAGTGCGTGGATTTAAATTAGAATATCTATTAAATAAAACGCACTTAGAAAAAGCTTTTTTTCATTGTGCAAGGAAAGAATATTATGAAGAAGAAAAGTTAAAATGGAGATCCATATTGTCAGAGGCATTTGGTGGAGGTGAATAAGTTTGGCATCAAAAACCATATCCACTATTTTAAATTTAAAAGATAATTTCAGTGAAACCATAAAAAGAACTACAGCCAGTACTGCTAATTTTGCAAAAGGAATAAAAGAATCTGAAACTACAGTTAATAAAATGAAAAGCGGGATAACCAATGCATTTAGTTCTATTGGTGAATCTATTAAAAATGGCATTGGTTTAGGTGCTGGATTAGATATATATGGCCAGGCTAAAGAAGATATTTCGGAAATGATTAATTTAGGTTCTGATCTGCAAAAATCATTAAATGGTATTCAAGCAGCAACTGGCTATACTGATGATACTATGTCAGGTATGAGACAAATAATGTTGGATATTTATAATGATAACTTTGGAGAAAACTTTGAAGATATATCAGAAACTATAAAAACAATTGGACAACAGACTGGAGCAACTGGTAATGATTTAAAAGGACTAGCTGAAAATGGCTTATTACTAAAAGATACTTTTGGTTTTGAAGTTAATGAATCAGTACGAAGTACCAATATGATGATGAAGCAATTTGGCATAGATGGTAATCAAGCCTATAACCTTATAGCTCAAGGTGCTCAACAAGGCTTAAACAAAAATGGTGATTTATTAGATGTTGTAAATGAATATTCTGTCCAATTCAAAAAAGTTGGATTAGGGGCGGAAGATATGTTTAATGCCATAAAGGCAGGAGCAGATTCAGGAACTTTTTCTGTAGATATTTTATCCGATGGATTAAAAGAATTTGCAATAAGGGCAGTAGATGGCAGTAAAACAACAGCAGATGGATTTACTCAGCTTGGATTTAATGCTGATAATATGGCAAAAAAATTTTCACAAGGTGGAGATACTTCAAAAGAAGCCTTTAAAGATATGATAAGTGCACTGGCTAAAATGGATAATCCAATTAAACAGAATCAAATTGGAGTCGAACTTTTTGGAACGAAGTGGGAAGACTTAGGCTCTAATGCAGTAATGGCATTAGCAAAGACTAACGGTTCTATAAGTGAAACTGTAGATGCATTAGGTAAAATAAAAACTATAAAATATAATGATGTAGGTTCTGCTTTTGAGGGAATAAAAAGAAATATTCAAACAAGTGTATTAATACCAATTTCCGATTCGGTGTTACCTAAATTAAATGAATTTGGTGGCTGGTTTATAAATAATATTCCATCTATAAAAGAAAAAGTTTCATGGGTAACTCAAACTTTTATAGATATAGGAAGTTCAATAATAGATAAAGATTTACCGCCACTTAAAGATTTTATTGATTCTTGTATAAATTTAGGGACTACTATTTCAAGCAGTGTACAGCCAGCTATTGATGGAATTGTTCCTGATAATTGGAACTCAGTAGCAGATGCAGTAAAAGATATTCTAACAAATGCAACAGAGGTTGTTAATTTTATAAATGATAATTGGAATGAAATAGAGCCTGTTATATTAACAATTGTAGGGGCTTTAGGTGCTTACAAATTAACACTTATAGCAATTGAAGCGTGGACAGTAATTGTAGGTGCAACAAATGAGATATTTGCAACTGTAGAATTAGCAATATGGGGAGTTGTAAATGCAACTAGTGCATGGGAAGCGGTGCAATGGCTACTAAATGTTGCTATGGATGCAAACCCTATTGGAGTTGTAATTATGGCAATAGCAGCACTTGGATTAGCAATTTATGAAGTTGTTACACATTGGCAAGAAATTGTAGATTGGTGCAAAAGGACATGGGATATTATTAATAATAATCCTATTTTAGGTTTTATAGCTACTGTTATAAGTCCATTGGGAGTAGCATTAATTGGAATTGTTGCTCATTGGGAGGATATTTGTAAATGGATAGAAAAAGCTTGGAATTGGCTCACATCGTGGAATGATACTCCAGCAAGTAATAAAGATATGACCATAACAACTACACAACAAGGAAATCCACTTGCACCTACAGACGATAATGGAAATGTACCACAGCCACTATTTGAAGTTGGTGCTAATGCAACAGGCACTCAATATTGGCGAGGTGGAAGAACCGTAGTCGGAGAATATGGAAAGGAGATAGTGGATTTGCCAAATGGCAGCAAGGTGCATACAGCTAGTCAAAGCCAAAAGATGTTAAATAATAATTCTAAAGTTGATATACAAGTAATAATTCAAGGGAACGTAATAGGAAATGAAGAATATGCAGATAGCATTGGAGAACATGTATGGAATAAAATAAATTTAGGATTATCTAATGTTTAGAAAGGAAGGTAATTTATGAAATATGATGTTTATATAAGTGATTATAAAAAGACAAAAGTAATTCAATTGCCAATTATACCACCAGAATTACCTTCTTTATCAAAACCAATAGCAAATGAGGAATTTGAAACATATTGGAGTGGAGTATATAACTTTATAGAGAAGCCAGGACTATTGGCATTTACTTTAGATTCTTGGCTTCCAGAAAAGGCTAATAAATATAATTTCTCAAGAAGCCAAATAAATCCACTAGATTGTATAAAATCACTTGAAGATGCCAGAGACAATGCAGAACCAATAAGAATAATTATTTCAACTCAAAACAATATATCTTATGTAAATGATATATATTCTATTGAGTCATTTTCTTATAATGTAAATAAAAGGAATGATTATCAATATTCTTTAGGTGTAAAGCAATGGAGAGAATATACTTCAAAAATCCCAACAATTTATAAAGTTGGTTGGGATCAGAATAATAATGGATGGTTTTATTATACAGATGAAGAAGGAAACTATTACAAAGATGGATGGGAAATTATTGATAACGAATATTATAGTTTTGATATAAATGGATATATGAGACAATCAGCTTGGTTAAAAGATGGTGGTTCTTGGTATTATTTAAAAGATAGTGGTAAGATGGCTAGAAATGAATGGATAACTATTGATAGTAAGTCTTATTATTTTGGAGAGCAGGGAGGAATGTATGTAAATGCATATACTCCAGATGGCTATTATGTAGATGAAAATGGAGTTTGGGTTAAATAGGAGGGATTGACCAATATGTACAAATTAATTTCTCAAGAGATAGATTTAATGAAATATATCAATCAAGTTAAGTGGAATAGTGAAACTGATACATTAGGTACTCAGTTAAGTTTTGATTGTTTAAAAGATTTGAAAGAGGGCGTTGTAGTTAGTCTCTGGATAAATGATACTGAATATTTTAGAGGCATAGTTATAAAAAAGACTCAAAAAAGGTGGACATTCTCTTATACTTGTCAAGATTACAGCTTTTATCTTAAGAATAAAGTTATTAAACAGTTTAATGGAATTTCTGCAAGCGAAGCCATAAAATCCTTATTAGGAGAAGCTTATATTGTAGGGAATATAGTTAATATTCCAACGCCAATAACTAAAATTTATACGGACAATAGTTTAGATGAAATAATAAAAGGTATTTTAGACATGGCAGAAAAGGATCAAGGTATTAAATATTTTAAAGAAATAGAAGGTAACATTTTATATGTACGAAAGCTTGAAGAAATGAGGATATACCCACAAATATTAATTCCAAAGGGAATTGACATTAATAGCAGTATAGAGGATATGAAAAATAGTATAACTATAGTATCTAATGAAGAAAACAATATGTCAATTATTGCAAAAGCAGAGGATACAAGTCAACAGCCTTGGTTTGGAGTATTAAGTGATATACAAACTGTAGATGATAAAAATATATCCCAGGCACAAAATATAGCTGATAATCTGCTTTTAGAGAAAAATAAAATACTAAAAAATGCATCATTTGAAGTTATGACAGTTAAAGATGCTGAAACTATTAAGGCAAATAGAATGATTTGGGTAGAGGCTGGCAGTAGAATGAACGGATTTTATAAAATAAAAAGTGCAAGTCATACACTTGCTAAAGGTACGCATAAAGTGAGTATAAGTTTGGAGTGGTAATATGGGTTATGATGTAGAGTTTGCAAAGCAATTTAGGTCAAGGGATAATATTAAACCCACAGGAGCTCAGCTTGGTGAGGTTATTTCAATTAATCCTTTAAGAATCGCCATATATGGGAATGAAGCTATTTTAGAATCGCAACATTGCTATATGTGTTCTGCAATGGTAGAAAGATTCCTAAGAAAAGCAGATATGAGAATAAAAGCATATAGTGCTTCAATAAGTACAACAGATACTGGAGGATATTCTAATAGCTCAATGAGAGTAGCTGATAAAAGTGATTATGAGATTGAAATACTATTTAAAGAAATTATAAAAATCGGGGATATGTTATTATGTATGCCTACTGTTGATGGACAACATTTTTTTATAATCGATAAGGTGGTGTTAGCTGATGTTTCCAACCCAACAAGTTAATATAAATTCAGAAATTGAAGTTGCAAAGACTGCTGGAAATGGTAAGGCTTTTTTATTTGATTTTAATTTAGGAGATTTCATTGTAAAAGATGGAAAACTCCTAGAGTTAGAAGATCTAGAAGCTTTAAAAATGTGGATAGAAAAGATTTTAAGGACAGAAAGGTTTAAATTTAAAGTGTATGAAACAGGGGAAAGAGTGGAGTATGGGATTTCACTATTGCAATTTGTGAATAGTGGATATCCTCAAGCTTTTGTACAAGCAGAAATTCAAAGAGAAATTACAGAATCATTACTTAAAAATATTAAAATTAATTCGCTTGAAAATTTTACTTTTAGTAGAATAAATAGAACTTTAGGTGTAAGTTTTAGAGTTAATACTATATATGGAAGCATAGACAAAGAGGTGATTATCTAAATGGCAGATGATAAAGAAACTATACAATCTAGGATGATGTCAAATATATCAAACCAATATGATAGGTCAGAGGGAGCATTTTTCTATGATTCTGCTAAACCAGTAGCTATTGAATTAGAAGGAGCTTATAAGAAAGCTGATGCAATATTAAAAAAGAGATATGGATATTCAGCTACTGGAGCTGAACTTGATAAGGTAGTAGCAGAAGAAGGTTTAATTAGAAAAAAAGCAACTAAAGCAAGAGGAACAGTAACTATAACCGGAACGGAAGGTTCTTTAATAACTAAGGGTGAATATGTTGCAAGTGATGCTACTAACTTTATGTTTTTAGAAAATGCTGTAATCCCATCAACTAAAACTATCGATGTTTCAGTTGAATGTATAAAGTTTGGAACTGTGGGAAATGTTCCTGTAGGTGCAATTAAATTTTTCCCTAAAACTTTAGATGGATTACAAACTGTTACAAGCACAGAAGATTTCAAAACAGGCTACGAGGAAGAAACCGATGAAGAATTAAGAGAGCGATATTATATTAAAATACAGACACCTAGTACAAGTGGAAATAAATATCATTATAAGAACTGGGCTCTAGCAGTTACCGGAGTTGGTGGTGCAAAAGTATTTCCTTTATGGAATGGTAATGGGACAGTAAAGGTAGTAATAGCAGATAGCAACAAAAGAAGTGCAAGCTTAGATTTAATCACAAAGGTTAAAATGTATATTGATCCATACCCAGAAGGAAATGGAGAAGGGCAGGCACCAATTGGAGCAACTGTTACAATTACAAGCGCAGTAGAAAAAGCAATAAATATAACTGCAAATGTTACCCTAGCCCTAGGAATTGAATTAGCACAGGTAAAAGCAGAATTTGAGAGTCTATTTGAAGAATATCTAAAGTCTGTGAGTTTTAAAACTACATATATAAGTATTGCAAAAATAGGGAATCTATTGCTAAATACAGCTGGAGTTATAGATTATGTAGATTTAAAATTGAATAATGCTGCTATCAATTTACCTTTGCTAGATGAAGAAATTGCAGTAAGTGGAATTGTTAATCTAGGGGTGGTGACATAGATGGAAGTAAGCAAGTTTAATGAAAAATTAAATAAGTTAGAAGGGAATATATATACTACAGAAGAAGAAATTATGCTTATTAATGGAGTATATATTGGCTCTTTGGCCCATGATAATATAAATAAAAAAAGTTTAAATATATATACTGGTTCAAAACTTACAGGAGATAGGATAACAAATTATTTCTTGTCAACTCCAAGTGAAACGCCATGGAAATATACAATTAAAATTATGGACAATGTAGATAAAGTATATATAACTTATGAAACTACTGGAGATCAAGTTGAGGCTGAGGATGTAAATAATCTGCAAAATGAGATTGTTAGAACGCAACAGGAAATTAATAATTATGAACAGTTAAACAATGAAAAAGTAAATAGCATTGATGTTAGAGTTAATAATGTTGAAATTAATAAAGCGGATAAAGATCTTGTTTTTACTAAAGAAGAAGTACTGCAGAAATTTAATGACTTAATCGATAGTGCTCCAGGAACGTTGGATACTTTAAATGAAATTGCTAAAGCTTTAGGTGATGATCCTAACTTTTCTACCACAATTATAAATTTGCTAAATAATAAAGTTGATAAGGCGGATGGAAAACAATTAAGTACTGAAGATTACAGTACTCAAGAAAAAACTAAATTAGCTGGTATTCAGGATAATGCAAATTATTATGAACTTCCTAAAATTCTTCCATCAGCTATGATAAAAGAAGATGAAAATCATATGTTTGTTTCGGCTGAAGAAAAAGCAGCAATAAAAACAAGTGGTGGGGATTCAGTATTTCAAATAGCAGAAGGAACAGGTACTGCTATAACATTAACATTATCATCATTAGTGAATGGATATAGTAAAACATTTATAGCAAGTGCTAATAATAGTGGAGCTGCTACAACTATAAATGGAAAGCAGCTTTATAAACCAGGAACGACAACGCCACCTAATTTAGTAACTGGTAAAGCTTATACAGTTTGGTACAACTTAACGGGTGATTGTTTTTTTATCAAAGCTAGTGCGGAAGGCACTGCACTAGCAAAAGATGTAAGAAAAAATACAACCTTTAGTAATTATAATGATACTGGAATAGCTGGTGGATTAGACTTATCTTTATTAGTAAGCGGAAATATAAAATCAGGAATAACTATAGATGGCATAAGTGGTAAAACAAGCGTAGTAGATACATCAGATGCATTAGCTACTGCAGCACAATTATTATCTGGTGTATCT